AAGTGAACCACCAAATACCATAGTACCAACATGTTGTAATTTCATCCAAGGACAAATCCAAGTTTTCATTTCAAGTTCTTGAATTTTTTGACAGAACCAATAATCTTCTGATAGATATCGTTTTGATACAGGATCGATTTCTGATTGGAAATACATCATGATTTCTCTTGAACCATCAAAATGTTCTGTTCGAACATGGTCTGGTTTATATGAATACTGGGAAAATTTTTCTTCAAATTGTTTGAATGTATTTTTACGAACCATCATAAAACCAGTACCAATTTCAAGAACTTCTACTGGTTCTGCTAGTGGAATTTGTGTTTGACCATTTTTAGGATTAAAGACATAATCACCAACAAACTTATCTAATTCTTGTGGATCTTCATCAGCAAAACCTTTATCAACAGCAGCTTTAATTTTTTCCCATGAAATACATTTTTTTGGATAAGGACCACCAATTACATCATATTCGGAGTCATCACCTTGTAGTGCAAGTAATGCAATAACATCCTGTGGATTAAAACCAATATCTGCATCAATAAACATAAAATGAGTAGATTCAGAACGCATGAATTCATCTACACAATAATTACGTGCTCGTGGAATAAGTGATTCATTAAATAGGAAATAGATTTGTAGAGCAACACCATATTTAACACAAAGTGCTGATAGATCTGCAAGTGAACGAGCAAACATACCAGTACACATCCCACCATACATTGGAACAGCAAGAAATAGTTTTCGTTTTTTTAATTCTTCGACTGGAATTTTAATTTCAAGACTCATTTATCATTCTCCTTATAGTGATCAACATGAAGCATCAAAATAATATAATGCAAAGCTTTCATTAAGTCGTCTTTATTAGAACCCTTTTTCTTACCATATCTCCAAAGATATTTAAGTGCAGTATTTCGAAAAGTTGGTGTGGAATCTCCAAGAGCAATCCAAGCATCAAAACATTCTATTTCCTTCAAATCACTTTTATAATGTTGTTTGTACGTTGATTCCAAGTATTTTTTAAGATCGTCGAGGATTAGATCTTCTGAGTATTTATAATTTATTTTCACGTATCCACCCCTAAATATTATTTTTCAATAAATTGTTTGATATTAGGAGGTTGCCAACCATCTGGCTTTAAAACTTTACCATCATCCCTGTATATAACTTTACCATCAACCAATTTGTCCATATTGGATCTATGTACTTCTGCAAATACTTTATCTAATGAAATACCATAAGATACTGCAGTTCCACATACAATATAAATGATATCTGCTAATTCTTTGGCAACATTCTCTAGATCGTTATTATCTTCACCAATAACATACTCTTTGAACTCTTCTGTCAACAACCTTTTTCGTAAATCACGGGTTTCTTTATCAGGAAATTTTGGGGTTTCTCCTACTAATTGCCCAAATGCAACATGAAAATCTTTCACTGAATTAAACATATCAACCATTTTTTTTCCTTTTCTTTACTCCTTGTTCCCAATGATAGCTTGTAGTAACATCCTTTAAAGTAATACCATCAATAGAATCCATACCTTGTTGAATATACCTTGATGTCATACCAATATATTTTTCTGTTCTTGTTTTCTCATCAGGTTGTGTGAAACGAATTCTAATAATAGTAGGTCTCTTTACTTTAACAACAATTCCTGGATATGTCAAGGACATTTCTTCAAGATAAATTTCTTCTGATGTAGTATCAACAATAATTGGATTAAACATACACAAAATAGGATTAGATAATACTGCAAAAACTCTGTAAGGTAAACCAATTTGAGGAGCAGCTAAACATAATCCATTATTCTTCATCATCGTTTGGGCTAAAATATGTGATAATTCATCAGGATTCATTTGTGGATCTTTGAAATCAAATCTCTCACAATCATTTCTTAATATCGAATCAGTAGGTTTTACTAAATCACGACTCAAATCAGTTTCCATCATCATCCTCAACAGTTAATTGTTTTTGAATATGTTCACGAATATCTAGAATAGTTTCATTTCCAATAACATCAATAATCGTGGTTGTAAGATCGATTTCTTTTTTTATATAAAACATTTTTGTTTGTAGTTTTTCTAATTCTTGTTGATAATATTCTAACTCCTTTTCTTTACGAATTTTAGTATCAATTAAATCAGTTAAAAAAATAATCTTACGTTCTTTTGTCATAAAACCTCCAGTTTCACTGGAACAATTCCTGATCTTCTCATTCTAATTTTCTTTGCAGCAGCAACTGATAAATCAACTATTCTACCACGAATATATGGTCCTCTATCATCAATCTTAACAACTACAGAAAGACCATTTCTTTTATTTGTAACTCTAATCATAGTTCCACATTTTAATGTTTTATGTGCAGCAACCATTAGATTTGGATTATATCTTCGTGTACGAGAACAAGCAATTCTTTGTGGAGTCCAATAATATGATGCAATACCATGTTGAACACGACCAGAAAACTTAATATAATTCTTATTCTTCACAGGTAAACGAGAAGATTTTTTCTTTCTTTTTACATATCGTCTCTTCTTAGAAACGTATCGTTTCTTTTTTACAACTTTCTTTTTGACAACCTTTTTAGTATAGAATACTGGTTGTCCATCAACCCATTTTACTGCTGCTTGTGCAGGAAATGCAAATAGAATAAAAAGTGATGTAATCAAATATTTCATTGTTTAATCCTTGAAAAGTTTTTGTGTTTTTCTATTTTCAATACTTTATCAAACTTATCTATAATCTGTTCATGTTTATGACTAATGATTACTATATTATTATCACCTGTCAATCTTGATACGATATTTATGAATTCTTCGGTGCCATTTGAATCCAACGATGAATCCATTATTTCATCTAGAATGAGAAGATTGATTGGCGATGCATTTCTCATTCTTGCCATTTCTCTCCAGGTAAACAATAAAGCCAAATCAATACGCATCTTTTCACCTTCAGAAAATGATGCATATGAAAATGAATCTCGAAACCTAGATTTAATAGTTTCCTCAAATGATTCATTTATTTCAAATTGACAGAAAAATTCCATTTCCTCCAGATATCTATTAATTAATTGATTCATAATAGGAACATATTGCTTGATGATTTGTGTTTTAATACCACCATCCTTTAACATCATCAAACCTATTCCATACAATTCTCTTTCCTCAATTAATCCTTCCTTCTGTTTTTGATATATCCTTAATTGTTTTTTTTCTTCTTGAATTGAAATTGAACTAATACTTGATTCAGAATCAGATAATTTAGTAATTTCATTTTGTAATGATATAACTGTTCTATTATTAAAATTTATATCATTCATTACACCATTTAACTTATTTCCTATTTCACTAAAATCATTACTAATCTTACTATAAATATCTAATTTTGATTCAATTTTTGATAATGATTCTTTCAGTATTTCAATTTTAGATTGTTTATCTTTTTTCTTTTTATCCAGTGATGATATTGCATTTGTTTTGAAGTTAGAATTAATTCCCTGATGACATGTAGGACAATTTTCTGAATCATTATAGAAGGAAATATTTTTATCTAACTCACTGATTTGATTTATTAACTTTGAATTGATATATTTTCCTTCAGAATATTTTTCTTTTAACCTTTCCAGTTTATTAAGTTTTTCTTGAATTTCTGTATATTGTTTTTCTAATTTACTTTTTTGACTTGATAATTTAACATTTTCTTGTTCACATTTTTCAATTTGTTTTTTCTTATCTTTAATAATCTTATCACTTTTATTTTTCAATTCTTTTTGGTGACGTTCATTTAGTTCTATTGCTTTTTTGCATAGTGAGATAGAATGTTCTAGTTCTTGTAATTCTGTTTTATTATTTGTAACTTTATCTTTGAGAAGATTATTCATTACAGAGAATACTTGAATATCGAGTAGATCTTCGATAATATTTCTTCTAGCAGCTGCAGGCAATTGCATAAATGGTGTAAAATTAGCAGAACCAAGAATAACAATTTGACAAAATGTTTTATAGTTCATTTTGAGAATATTGGATTCTAAAATCTCTTGAAAATCTCTATTATCAGCAGATTGATTCAAAAATTTACCATTACAATAGATTTCAAATACTGCAGGTTTGATTCCACGACGAACCATATATGGTACACCATTTACTGAAAAATCAATTTCAGTTAACATATTTTTATTTGTAATAGAATTAACTAACTGAGGTTTATTAATTTTACGAAATGGTTTATTGAATAATACAAAACAAATAGCATACATTACAGTACTTTTACCAGACCCATTTGAACCACAAATGAGTGTTGTTTTAGTATCATTCAATTTGATTTTAGTAAATAAATTTCCTGTGGAGAGAAAATTTTGAAAACGAATTTCTTGTAATATTATCACGGGAACATCCTAGTCTACTTCAATATTAATTGATTCCTTGTAAAGATTAGACATTAATGACTTTAACTTTTTCTTGTCAGTAGATATCTCCATATCATCAATGCTATTCATCAGTATAGTGTGTGTATCTTCAGTTTTATCAATAATAGTATTATTATTCCCCATAATTGTCAATGCATCAACTATTTTTAAATCATATGGTTTTTGTGATTCCACATGTTCTACAAACATATCAAATAGGTATGGGTCATTTTTTACTTCAACAATAACTTTAATATAAGAACCCCCAACATTATAATCTTCAATATTTTGTTTTAATACTTCTAAAGTCACATCTGTATCATCATAGAACAACTTATGAAACATTTGATATGGATTTTTTATAAATTCCAGTTCTCTTGTTTCAAGATCAAATAAATGAAATCCTCTATCAAATCCATAATCTGACCAGGTCATTTGATATGGTGCACCAAGATAATAAATATTTGATTGTGTAGATTTATGGTGAAAGTGTCCTGAAAATACCATATCAAATTTATCAAAAATACTTTTATTCAGACCATGTTCACAATATGCACCTTTAAACATTTCAAATCCAGTAATTTCTAAATGACCAAATGCCAATGGAGCAGTAGTAGATTCAATAATATCATGAGTATGTTTTGTGTTTTCTTGATTAATCCATGGAATAAAAACCATAGGTTGATCATGAATAGTGACTTCAGTTGATTCCTCATAGATATGAAATGGATATGAACGTAATAATTCACGAAATACGTTCACTGAATTTGTTGATTTATAATAGATATCATGATTACCAGTAATGATATGGACATGATAATTTGTTAGTTTATCAAGGAATGATTCTCTCATCCATTTTGATGTATTAAAATTAATTGATTTACGTTTATCTACTAAATCACCACAATGAATAATTGTTTTGATATTATTTTTTTCGAGGGTAGGAAAGAAGATATTTTGGTAGAATTTATTTTGTTGTTCAAGAAAAACTGGAGAATCCCCACGAATTCCCCAGTGTGTATCAGTAATAATTGCAATTTTCATTAAGCAGCTCGTCCATTATGTTTTTTAATTTCAGAATTACAAGCATCTCGAATTCTTTCTAACATAATACAATAGATATCTTTTTGATGTTTTGAAATTGATTTATCATTAATTTTATTGATGTAATATGTAATTATTGGTGGTAATTGTTCTTCATTTCGCATATCATACCTCTACAAAAAATTTATTGACTGTATTACCCATACTAACCTGTTTTTTCCTATTTGTCAACTTTTCTTCGAAAGATTTGATAAAACTTTGTGTAATAGAATTAAGTTCAATCTTTTCTTGAATAACACCATCAACAGAATCTTGATGCGATAAGTTTTCAAAATTCTTTACTTTGATATAATGTTGCTTCTTCTCTTTATCAATCCTTCTAATGAAAGCAAATTTAATGATTTGTGTGAAATATGCAAATGGATTATCAGATTTTTCTGGGTCAAAATTATTTATATACAAAATACAATTTTCAATTCCATCTGATATCATTTCTTCTTTAAAGGAATAACCAATGAAGTTTGGTTTATTGGATAACTTATTTGCAATTAACAAAAAACATTCACCAACATATTCTGGAATTCTAGGTGGAATAGAATCTGTTTTTAAAGCTTCATTTACTTGTTCCTTATAATCTTTCATTGTTTCATATAATTTACGGTTATTTACGTAATTTTTTGAAGCCATAGTGCATTTTCCTATTGACAAGGTTTAGGAGTTTGTGTATAATCAGTATTGAAAGACGAAAGGTATATCTAATGTATTGTATTAGAAGATTTTGGTATTTGATATAGTTCTTCTAATAATTCATCTTGAATACGTAATATTGATGATTCTAATTTGTCATTAGAAAGTTTAATTTCATATAACATTTGTTGTTTACTTTGAATTGTCATTTGAATAGAATATTGATAATACCTTTTAATTTCATCCATTACATTACTTGATGTAATAATATGTGATTTCAAAAATTCAAAATATTCTTGATCCCCATAAGGTACATATGGAACTAATGTAACTCTTCCTTTACCATCATCAGAAAAATATTCTTCAATCATTAATGGTTCTGATAAAAAAACAACATATTCATTTTCATCAATGACTTTTGCAATAAGTTCATCACCTGTTAAAAGTTTAAAGTGTCTTATAATTTCTTCTGTCATTTTATCTCCACATTATGAATTTTGTAAGGAAAGTTTTCTTGTTGATAAATTTTTAATCGTTCTAGAAAATGAATAATAGTATAGTTCTTTTTCTTTTTCCATGATAAGTTATCAGCTATATCAAACAGTATTGCATCTGTTTTTGTTTCACTTTTTCTTAATACTCGTCCAATAGATTGTAATGTTCGAATTCTTGATTTAGATGGAGAAGCAAAAATAATATTCTTGAGATTCTTTATATTTATACCTGTTGAGAATGCACCTACAGAGGCAACAATGATTGCATTGTTATCAGATTCTACTTGATTTCTTACTTCATTACGTTCTGAACCATCAATACCACCATGAATGTAATATACAGGTCTATCTAAATCTTTTAATGAATCAAATAATACTTTTCCATGTTTTTCTACAAATTGGAAGAGTAATAATGTATTCCCTTCTAATGATTGACTCAACTTGATAATAAAATCATTACGTTTTTGATGTGTAACAATATAATCTAATTCATTCTGATAATCAAAATCCTTTACAAGTTTTTTTATTTCATCTGAATATTGTAAAACAATACATTTGATTTTAAAATCAGCAAGAAACTTGTTCTCAATCAATTCTGATGTAGTAATAACTTTTTTCAGTTTACCGAATAATCCTGTTAGAACCATTGCAGATGTTTGGGAACCATCTAATGTACCTGTAAACCCAAATCTATACTTACATTTAGATAGATTAGTCATAATTTTAGTAATTGAATTAGATTTAGCTAAATGGGCTTCATCTACTATTACTACTTCAAATTGGTTAAAAAAGGTTCTTGGCATTCTAAAAATTGATTGCCATGTAGTTATATTAATATCTTTATCTGATTCTTTATCCTTACCTGAGTATATTTTATGTATTTCTTCAGTAAAACCATACGATTCAAAATCATCAGACATTTGATGTACTAATGAAGTAGTTGGTACAATGATTAATGTTTTTAGATTATAATATCTAGTAAGTAAATAAATTATAAGTGATTTGCCTGAACCTGTTGGTGAAAGAATTAGTTTTCTATTACTTTGAACTGATGAAATAAATGCATCAACTTGATAGTCTCTAGGTGACAGTGGTAAATTTAATGTTTTGATGAATTGATTTGCTTCTTCTAATGAATATTGTTCATCATTAAAAGATTCAGGATATTCTATTTGATATCCTCTTTTATTAGCAAATTCTAGAATATTATGAAACAAACCTTTATATATTAGATTTGTTCTTGTATCATATAATTTAATAAATCCGTCCCAATTACCCCGTTTAAATGCTGGCATAAACTTGTAACCAGGAACTCTAAATTTAAAAAACTCAGACATTTCCATTTCAATACCTGAGTCTGATGATGTAACATGTATGTGAGCATGATTATAATCATTGATATAAATTTCATCCACCAGCCATAAACCTTCTATCTTCTATCATATTCTTAATAATAAAATTTCTAGTATTTATGGAATCGATGATAGATTTAAGAAATGCGACTTTTTCTTCTTGAATACCAATTTTCAATTCTTGTTGAAGTATCAAATCATCACCATCTAAGTAAGTATGAATTTCATTTTTAAGTATTTTACCCTGAGCAGGTAATTTCCATCCATCATTAAACTTATCTTCAGTTGGATTGATGAGAAATTCATGTTTTTCTAATTTGAGTTTTTTGTATTCATTTCTATATTTCAGTAGAATCATTTTTTCTCTGATATAGATTTGATAATATTTTGCATGTAATTGTGGTATTTTTGAAGCTTCTCTTGATAAATCTATATCAGTAATGATAGAATCTTCAGACCACAATGATTCAATTTCTTCTATTTTCACAAGATTCTCCTATGGCAAATATTATTTATTATATACCAAAAGAAAATAGTTGTCAAGAATTATTTTTATGATGCATCAAGTGGTTGATTAGGTCCTGTAGGTGCATTCATTGATTTGATATAATAACTAGTATATCTAAAAGTTGCAGCTGCTTCAAGAAAATCTACATCTGGTTGTGTTGTATCAAAAATAAGTGATGATATAGATACAGGAAATGCATCTCTAAAAGTAATTTCATATGATGGATTTCTTGCACTAGTGAAGATTACTAATGATAAATCAGAAACTAAACCTGTACCATCTGTGATTGCTGATGTTGCAAGACTTTGGTATTGGTCAAATTTATCTGGAAATCCCATAGATTTAATCCAATTATAGATTTCTAGGTAACTTTTTAAATCTTCATCTACCTTGTAATTAATCATTAAATCATCAAAGTATAGATGATCTCCACCTTGTGGAATTTTTACAAATGGGTTTGGTTGATCCCAATTTTGTAATGAAATGCCTGGTAAGTTAACATTTTGGACAAAGAAATTAACAGAGGGTGCTTTTTTAATCTGAAACTTAAAATTAAGTGGATTCAGAAAATTCATATTATCAGGTGTTTCAGTTCTAGCATCTGTCATTTCTCTAGTCCTTTAGATATCTTATTCGTGCAAACTTAACATTTGATATTGCTTCATCTAATGTAATATTAAACCATTCACCTTTAGAACGTTTATGAGATAAGTTTTTGTGTATTTGAGTCTCAATAAACTTCAATTGTTCTTCTGG